AATTGCACTGCGTTCTGCATATCACGTTGTCTAGCCACACCTTCAAGGTATACAAGTCTGTCCTTGCTTGTGGCGAAACCGTTAGCTGAAATCCATTTTGCAGTTGGGGCATTGAACTTTAGCCCACCCACGGACTTAAAACTATCCAGAAAGTTATAACCACTACCACTACATCCATTACACTTGTTTGATCTTGCATATTTTGTACCATCCTTTTTTGTTTTAAACACTTGGCCTGATCCGTTACAGTCAGGGCATCTCTTTGCCTTTTGTTTATACAACTTCTCTGAGTTGTTGTGTACCGTTGAACGGTAGTCTGCGTCTGGCATGTAAGGATCAAATAGATCTGCCCATACCTTTTTGTCATTAGGTTTCTTGCTATAAATAACCCAAGATAATTGCTCTGGACTATTGAGGTTAATAGGTCTGTCACCCATAAGTTCACGTACTTGTTCTTCTAGCTCACGTGTCAATGTAACACGCTCCTGTTCAAACTCTTTACGCACATCTTCCAAAGCTTCCAAGTCAACGGCAAACCCACGCTGATAAATACGTGCAAGGTGTACCGCCAATTGATTAGTTAGTTTGATCGTTGCTTCCAGTGAGTTGCAATCCTCGTACTGTATCCGCAAACGCTCATACAATTGCTGCGTAGCATGTAGGTCAGCAGACAGGTAGTCAGATAACTCAGTGTGATCCATGTCACGTACTGACTTACCTGCCTTGAGCCACTCCTTGAGACTGTCCTGTTTCTTAGTGTCAAGGTCATACCTCTCAGCGCAAGCCTCAAGGGATAGTGGTTCTTTCTGTCCACGCTGTAGTATATACTCACCTAGCATGGTGTCAAAGATTGCACCCTCGTAGGTAAACCCTGACTCCCATAGCCACATCAAGTCGTGTGATGCGTTGTGCATAATAAGAAGGGCAGTATCGTCCAGTTTCTTTTGGACAATGTACCGCCCCTCTGTGGTAGGTTGTTGCTCTGAGTGATCGAATGTTACAATGTCCTCGTGTCCAAGATCATCTAGCATACCCACCATAACCATCGTATTGTCTGGCTCGAATGGATCAAGGTGTAGCTTGCCATTCCGTTTGGTCACAGTGTTTTCTATGTCGAGTGTTAGTTTCATCTATTCTCCTATATTCCGCTAGGATGCCAGTCATCCCATTCATCATCTATTATGTCATCGTTGTTTACGTTATACACCTCATCAAGTTCTTTGTCAAACTTTTTATTATGTGCATACAAACTTAGTGCATGTTCTGCCTCGTCATAACTAAGTCCTAGTCTTTGTACTAGGCTGTATAATTTTACCTCGTCTATCATTGAACTATGTGTCATGTAGTGTTCCTCCTCTTAGCTTTGCGTAGAACGCTCCCTCTGTGCTATTCAAAGAGGTGAATAGGTCTAGCAATTGTTGATATGATATATAAATAATTTGATGTTCGTTTAGGTTGGGTTCAAATTGTCTTAAATAAACAGTGTCATCTTCACCTATCACCATTTCTACATCCTCAAATCTGTCAGTCTCATCTAGTGACGTAACTATTGAGGCGTCTTTTTCAAACTCGACTGTGTACATGTATTAGCCTCCTCTTTTTCTTTTGCACGTTGACGTTCTTCCTGTGTCATGTGCCTAATTTCTTTTGAAATACCTTTACGTTTATCAATAAACCATTCTTTTAATTCACCTACCGACCTACACGATTCTTTTGGGCAGGACGTATATTTAGTTGTGTCAAAGTATTCATCACACAAATGGCATTTTACTTCTTTATATCTTCTCATGGCTGTCTCCTAGAACATTGGGTTCATCATGCTGAATGTCTCGTACCATGATAGCCCTTCTAATGCTAACCACATACCTACAGGCACACCTAGTATAAATAATACACATACTAGGAACGCCCATCCTAATCCTTTTGTTGTACAGTACTGTTCGCTCATCTGTTGTACGCCAGTAATGCTGTCCATGAGTCAGGAAACAACGTACCCATGTCCATACTAATTGAGTTAGCAATTAACCGTGTCTCTTCCTGTGTGTCCTCACTCTGTCTAAGCTTACACATATCTGACCATGCGTCAAGACTGCCAGACCAGTACCATTCTGTCATGGTGCTTTGAGGTAGTACCATACGTGCTTGCTCTGGTGCTACACCTTGCTCAAGCAACTCCTTGTATGCCTTGTTGCACCACAACTCATGTTTAGCCAGTGTACTAATTGTACGATAGGATATAGAAACCTCACCACTACTACCTTGCTTCTTATCTTTTGCACGTCCTCTCCATGTTGGGGCGTAGTAGTACTCAGGTTGATCGTCTACATACCTACGGCTCACCTCATTCCATCTAAGGAACTTATGTTTGACCAGTTGTCTTGCGACAAACATAGGAGCTTTGACATGAAACGTAGCAAAGCAATGACCAAAAGGTGACATGTGTTTGTGTCGTGCAAGATATGATATAAGTATACTGTCTGACACAGTAAGTGTATTGTCTTCATCCCACTCACTCTTCTTGTTGAAACTAACACGAGCAGAGTTTACTACAGTAAGATCACTGCCCATGCTATCTATTAATGTTGCGTCTATCATGTATACCCTCCACTATTTGTATTGCTTCATCATGTGTTAGTCTAAACCATTCACCGTTGTCTGGTTTATTCCAAGGTTGTTTTGTTTTAAGTGCTGCACTAATGTGTGCCTTTCGCTCTGCTTTATGTCTATTATCAAAATGAACTGCATGTACGAGTTTATAATTTCGTAGTGGTGAACTTGTCTGATAATTATTTACCCTATCATTTGCGTCAACTGCTTTACCGATCTTAACCCACTCAGGCCATGTATCATTTGATATAACATATACATCTCCTGATTTCTCTTTGTCGTATAAAGATTTTACAAATTCATTTAGTTCTCTTATCATACAATGTACCTCGCAGTTTTATATTCTAATTCACAATGGACAACACCATGCCATCCACTTAGTTTGTTCTTCACAACATTCAAGTGACGTTGTGTGTCTTCTTCGTCCTGACCGTCAACCACTGGGTTCTTAGCAATAAGTACCATGAGGTCAGCCTCTGCTGCCTTACCAGTACGTGAACCTTCCATCATACTCTGGTTGAGTAAAACCTTACCCTCTGCCTCTGCTGATAGCTGAGACATGTAGAAGATAGCACAGTTGTGTGCCTTGGCAATCTGTCGTGCATAGATTGCATTAGCCTTGAGTGCTTCATCAGGTCTAGCAAAGCCACCAGTCCTAGCGAACTTGTCACCCATGTCAAGCACCACAATGTCAGGCTTGTAAGACTTGCATACGGATTCTACCCATGCCATGTCACGATCAGATGCGTCCTTGATTTTGATATTCTTCTTGACTGCATCATAAACGTCACGTGCTCTTGACGGATTGTTCTTGACTTCCTGCATTGTCATACCTGTAGCTGCTGTAAGATACCTAGCACCCACACGGTGTGATGCTTCCTCGTTACATAGTATAACACACTTAGCACCTTGATGGGCAAAGCCATTAGGAGCAGCGATAAGAGAGGCATGGAATGACGTCTTACCTGTGTTAGGTCTAGCGCCCACCTCAATCAGGTGTCCTGCATTTACACCCTCTACCTTACGTGTCAAGGTAGGAACGTTGAACGTCCACTGTGACTCCAAGTCATTCATATTTAACAACGTGTCAATCTCAATGTCATCCCATTCAATATTAAGGTCTGGTGTAAAGTCATCAGCGTATCTCTCTAATAAATCACGTAAGGGTTCAAGGGTATTCTTGTCACCATTTACATAATCAAACCCAAGGTTTGCAATGTCCTCACCAACTACCTGTTGAAACAACTTAGACAACACTTCTTGTGTTACGTCACCACCCATAGGTGACTCTTTCTTTATCTGATTAAACAGAGAACTGTAAGCCTGTTTCTGTGCGGTTGTAAGGGTAGGATTGTTTGACATAAACAATGCCTCAATCTCGTCTGGTGTTACTGTACGTTCATATCTATCCATAGCCTTGTCAATAGACTGCTTGATCTTTCGTACATCTTTACTGAACAATCTGTCTGGGCATTTAGCACCACGATGGGAATCGTAGAACTCTTTATCCATAAGACTTCGTATTAATGATAACTCCATTATGTATCTCCTAACGTGTTTAAGTTTTCAATGTCGGTAGTGTTACGGTATTTTAGATCGTCTGTCAAGCGTAAAACTTTTACGTTGTTAGCATATCCACGTAACTCTTTTGCAAATTGCAGCGTCTTTGGTAGGGCATCGGGATCAAGTGCAACAATAATCGTATTGAACTGTGATAAGTACTTCTTATGTACCTCAGAGAGTGACGTACCCAACACTGCTACCCCGACATATACGTCACCCTCTGAGCATCCAGAACCGCCTGTCGCACCTACAATAGCTGCACTCACACAGTCCTCAACGACTACCCCAGTTTTACCACATCCAAAAACATATGGCAAGGGGTTTTTTCCATATCTTTTCCACTTAGGTAACTTTTTTCCTAGTGATCTACCTGTTGCGTCCACCATGATGTTGTTATGTATTACAGGAAATACCACTCTGTGTTCTCTTACGTCATACAACAAACCTAAGTCATCAGCATCTATCTTCCACTTATCACAGAAGTCATAGATAGATTTATGATCTTTAATAATCCATTCAGGTTTCTGAAATGGTACTGCCTCTGTCTCTTGGATTGAACTACCTAGTGAGCTACGTATATCATCTGTAGTTAGATGAACACGTGACCCACCAGATACACTACACCCTGCCTTGTAACAATTCCACATAAGCTGACCCATATTATTAGTAGCGGTAAACGTCTTAACTCCACCACATACAGGGCAGTTAGTACGTTTAGTATCACCATTTATAATGTCTAAATCACTTATGTATTCTTTTATATTCATTGTATATCACTTTCAATGTTACTCGTTACACTCGATTGTACATAAGTATCACGCTGTGTCAAGGCATTATTTGCAGAGTCATACGTATGTTTCATATATGGTTTCACAGAAGACACATGTGTATGCCCTGTCACCGCCATAATTTGTGGCAAAGGTACACCCTTGTCTACCATCTGTGTTACTCCAGTCCTACGTATGTCCATAAGGCGTAGTTCCTCTGACAGTTTAGCCAATCTCATTACCTTACGTCCAACCTTGGACAGTCTTTCCATAGCGTATGGCTCAAACTTACCTGACCTTGGCTTGGGATGTGGTACTACCCACTGTTGAAAACCAAAGTCAGCTTTCTGTTCTAACAACATGTGATTTAAATTATCACTGATGGGTAAGAACACCTCTGCCCTACGCTTGCTCTGCTCCATAGTAAGCTGTTGCTTCTTGAGGTCAAGGCAATCCCATGTAAGATTACGCATGTCTCCAAGCCTCTGACACCACTCATATGCCATGTGTACAATAAGCCCTAAGTTACGATACTCAAAGTCACTGTACGCCACATCAAGGAACTTGTTCACCTCACCATGTGTCCACACTACCTTACGCTGCTGCTGTTGCTTGCGTTTGATCTTGGAAAATGGGTTCTGTTCTGCGTGTTCCATTCGTATGGCGTAGTTGTATATCCTACTGGCACAGGTAGCTGTATGATTAGCAAAACTAATACCACGTGACACCCACTCCTCATATGCAGCCTTGGCAATCTTAGATGTAACATCTCTGTACTTACGATAGCCCATTGTCTGATGTAAAATGGTGAGGAAATATCTGTAGTCTACCTTAGTTGAGTCACGTAACATGTTGAAATCATTGGAAGAATAGTAGAAGTTAATTAGGTCAGTAATCTTGCCGCTTGGCTTGATGTTCACAACCTTTGACTGTTCAATTCTCCAATCATCTATCTGTTTATTTAACTCTTTGGCAAGCTGTTTACTTACACGCAAGTCATCTCCTAACTCTTCACGTGACACGACACCTGCATTGACAAGTTTCTGTGGTGGGTTAAAGCGATATGATGTGTCACCTGAAAGTGACACTCGTTTCTGTACAAATCTAGGCAATGCTACCATTAATTTTCTCCTTTACTAATTCAAAGGCAGACACTGCCAGTATGTGTATTTCATCAAAAATATCATCACCATCCTGATACTCATTTCTCTCAGTAACATGATCCTCTATCCACTTTATACGTGCATCATGCATTTCATACTCTAATGTTTCTGAGTCAGATAAAATTTCATCTGGGAATACTTCTGTTAGGTGGTGGGCAGAAGCCCACTTTAGATATTCCCACCACTCTTGACTTGACATACGCATTAAGCAGCTTCCAACTGTACGAACTTCTTATCTGATACCCACTTGGATACCTCTTGCTCACGTGACCACATGCTAATTGCCTGTGTGTCATTGCCAGTGTTACGTAGGTTGAAACCATTACGTTCATCGGCATAGGAAGCGTAGTTAGTGAACGCTGAGTACAATGCCCACTTGTTGTGACCACGTTGTGATGCCTCATGTAGGTACAATTCGTACATCTTCTCTGCCTTGCGGTCAGACTTTATCATCTCGTCAAGCATAGACTTGATGTCAACGTACTTGGTAGAAGTCTCAGCCCACACCTGCATCTTAGCTGCCTCTGTATAGAAGTCAGTACGTGCTCGTTGTAGCTCTGAAATAAAACTACTCAAAGAAAAACCAGAGGTATTCTTTCTACGTATCTTATCAAACTCTCCACGTATCATACCATTGGTACAAAAGAAATCAATTGCTCCAAAGAAAACTTGGTTGCTACATGATCCATCGACACCATGCAAAGCAATGATACGATTACCAATGCTAGTCTCCATCTTGTCTGTTACGATGGGTACTTGCATGTCGGGCAGAGTAATGTCGAGCATAGACCATGCCCCACCTCGTGCAGTAGACCACCTGTAATTGGCGTTCTCAAGGTCACCGTCTGTTAACTCCTCTGTAATTGTATCATACATGTTACGGTAGAAGTCACCATGTGACGCACACTTGAACCCATCACCTACGATACCAAGGTAATCGCCAGTGTCTTGATTTATAACATATTTTTTGTCATGCATCTTGGTTGGTTCAAAGTCTACGTCAAAGTCTAAGTGTGTTGGAATATCAAATGGCATATATTTTCTCCTTTTCATTTGTTATACGGCAACTGTGCCATAGTTATATAAGTAATACAACATATAAGTTTACTTGTAGAATATGTGTGACCCTAAAGTCACAGTGTGTTCGTAATGCTTGCTCCAGAAGGGGCGAACATAATTTGCATGGTAGTAGACAGACCCATCGGTATTGTCCTTGACATACCCATGCACTACCTTGTGTGCTACAAGTTGTGAGTAGAGCCATGCACGTTTCTCTTTGGGTGTGTCGGACTTACCGTCACAGTACCAACTGAACTGGCATCTACCCAACCCCTTCTCCAGACCCTGCTGCACCACCGTACATGCGTCATCTGGAAACCTTGGACTGGCTACACGATTGAGTACGACATGAGCTACTGCATACTGTCCTTCCAATGGCTCACTACGTGCCTCGTAGTACACGTTGAGTGCAATGCATGTAAGCATCTCAGCAATCATGTCTATACTCGTAGCTGTAGTTAAACTCTGCATCTAGATACATCCACTCTGCTTCATAGGCATGATCCCAGTGAGTGTAGTATCCATCTTCTAACTCTTGTGTTGCCCTAAGTTTAGCCCAATGATCTAGGCAAGGCTCATGGTTGAGTGGTAGCTCATCTTGAAAGTATGCAGTATACATTGTTATTCTCCTATGTTTGAGGGTGCATACACTGCACCGTTGTATTGACTACCTGTCTTTGTGTCTGTTCCAAAGTCACATGCTGCTAGTGTAACTAGTATAGCCATGATCCAATAGAAAGTAACCTTAGACCATTTGATAAAGCCTTCAAATGTTTTCTTTGCCTCTACCTCTGCTGCTTCACTGGGTGTCATTCATCAACTCCTTCTGTTTACTTAAACCTTTTTCTAACATCTTGAGTGCCTCTGCCTTGTCTCCCCTTGCTAGGGTTTCATGCGCCCATGACACCCAACTGTATGCTTCTGGGTCTATCTGTTCTGGATCTTGTATGGGTTTACCATATGGATGAGTATAAGTATCCATACGTTGCTCAGTCTGAGTAGCACCTACCTTGTGGACGTTTAGGAACTCAATGAGATACTCTTTAGATACAGGAACTTCTGTTTCTTCCCAGTCTCTTGGGAAGTATCTCTGTGCGTCACGTTGTGTGCCTACCCACTGACCCTTGCTTGATTTATACAGTCTCACTGTTGTGTCTCCACCTCTAGACAAGCCACTGTCTCTGACTTGTGTGTTATCATCTTAGCTGCCTTGCTCAGTTGTATCTGGCACTCTTCCAGTGTGGCATAGCTACCTAACTGGTAGTGCTCCACTGTCTGTGTACTGAACAACTGCATCCATATTAATACGTACATCATTATGCATACTCCTCTTCAAAATGAAACCATGACGGCACTGGACGGTTCGTCCACTTCATACTGAACCTACGTTGCTTGGTCATGTAGAACTTACGATAGCTTTTGATAGGCCAGTTCTCACCAGTCTTGAGGTCAGTGTGCTCACTGAAACACTCAGGGTGTGGCGTTATGTCACCTTCAGGTATGTACTGCGCTGCATCTTGCAAGGCAAAGTAATGCCTGTTCCATGCACCTACCTTGCCGTATCTGTATCTGTACTCAGCTTGCATGTGGTCAAACAAGGCAAGGCCATAGTTGTAGTTGGCACGAGTTTTAGCTGCCCATATTGTACAGGGATGCTTCTGATGTACTGGCTTGTACAGGTTGTGCTTCTCTGCATACTCAGGTGCATGTTGCCATACAGCAGTGGACAACATCTGTGCCTCTTCCAATGGCATCTTGACTATGTGTTTGTCACACAGTTCCCATGCAATCCATTCGGGTGTGTAGCTTATTAGAAATCTATTCATGGTATCTCCTTGGGTATTGGTTGGTTGCCCCAGTCATCGTGTGGATCATCAGGCGGCAACGGTTTCTCCTTGTTGGTCATCATCTTCTTTATACACTATCACACGTACCTCATAGATGCAATCTTCAATCATCACAACCTCTGAACGTAGCTTCACAGTGTCTCCCTCTGCTGCAAACTTACGCAAGTTCTTGATGCTAATACGTTTGTCACCTCTGCCTTTGGCCTTGTAGAATGTAACAGTCGTAGGGGTATTGTCCTCATACAATGAGTTCCAAGGCATCTTTTCACCTGCATCTAGCTCATCAAACGTGTGCTCTAGTTCCTCAGTTAGAAACTGTTGCACAGATTTGTTGGCATCTATTATGCTCTTGTCGAGCATGGTCTTAGTTAGTTTTATTTTAGCTTCCATTCATAGTCTCCTTTCATTGCACCCGAAATGGTGCTTCATGTATGTACGGTATCTCTTCGTACTCTTCAAGTTCATACTCGCCACACTCCAAGAAGTCAATACATACTGCATCAGGGTTTGCCTCACGTGCCATCTTCATGGCAAAATCAGTGGCACTATGCCAGTCTTTTATTGATGGGTACAGATCATCAAGATTGATCAGGCTTTTAACACCATCAATCTCAATAACTATTTCGTAACCATTTACTTTCATTAGTCTTTCTTCGGTACATGATACCACGCTCTCTCATCGTCAGGCATAACGTATGGACGCCAGTGATTAGGGTGTCCTTCACTGTCTGTAACTGGCCTGAAATCAAACATGTCTTTTAGTTTTGTGGACATATCTTCCAACTTACGTACCTTACCAAGGTCAGTGTCAAACATCTCTCTGAAGTCTGTGCATATTGCGTCCATGCTATTGTACGCATTTAGTAATTCTGTTACCTCTTCACGAGTTAGCTCTGTCTTTAGTTTTACGTTTTTCTTTTTCATTTTTGTGCTCCTCTATTATACTATTTGCAATGTTCTTGTATGAGGTAATGATGAGCACACGCCCATCACTACCATACACAATGTACTTGCTTTTACTTTTACCTAGCCACATTGCTCCAGTTTTTCCTGTACCTTTTGTAATTTGATAGTCAAAGACCGTTTGATGTGAGATAGTCGTTGCTTGCTTGTACCCTTGGTCTTGATGTGACCACGTGTACGTAGTATTTTTATTCTGAACAGAACACGATTGTGATATTCATTCCTGTCATTGGCAATCTGTTTAGCTGTACTTGTTGCCCAATTCTGTAGGATGTAGTCGTCCAGTGATACATAGTTGTATGTATATTTAGCTGCACGTTTCATGTGGAATGTGTGTTGTGCGTACAAATCTGGGTCAATAGTCTTTACAATTGGTCGTGTTGTGTTGGTTGTAGTCATTGTGTGTACTCCTTTGTACTGGTTGATATTATTGTGCAGCTTGTCGGATTAGCTGCTTGGTTTTACGTGCTAGTCTTATTTTATCTTTATCACTTGCACGTTTATTGTCAAGACGTTTTTTATCTTTTGTCTTGGTAAACTTAACAAAGTTTTTCATTTCGTATTGAACGCATTTCATTTTGCTTCTCCTTCTTAGATACCTTGCGTCTGTTGCCCTTCTTGGATGGTACAACTTGTGGTGGCTTGCGTTGTTGTAGCATTGAACGTGCAATCGGATTGACTATCCCAACTTTAGTTTTCATAGCAACCTCCATGCTTATACTACAAGTTATACCTATTTTTAATAGTATGTCAAGTTATACGTTATGTATACGTTTCCATGCCACCCATGTTGCGGCTTGCATTTGATATGCTTTCATACCATGCTCTACAGCAGCAAGCACATAAGCTTCTTGTAATTCTTGTCGTAACTTTTTACCAATGTTAGGCACATCTTGTAACTTGCGTCTGTCATAGTTGGCAATGCACCATGCATGTCCATCTATTACGCATGTATCGTCACCCATGATACACCAAAAGAAGTCTGTAATCTTTGGCCCATTTAGTATGGTAGCTACTTCTGTCTTGGTATCTGGCATATCTTTTAAGATTGACCATGCCTTGTCTCTCATTGTCTTGTATGTACTAGGCTTGCAGTCCTCAACATAGCCACCGTCTGTAAATATACGGCACATGTCATCTGCATTGCGTAGGTTCATATTCCATTCATTAGTCGGACTAAGTGCAGCAATTACACCCACAACCACTTGTATTGGTAACTCGTACTTGTCACATATGTCATATGCTTCTTTCTTTGCATCTGCATACCATCTCATACCATGTGCAATTTCATCATCTGTACATTGATTATATACTTGTAATATATTTTTTATGTAGTCCATTTTTAGTGATCCTTGCTTGTTTGTACTATAAGTAAGTGTAAACATACTATGCTAAAGATTACAAGAGCAAAAATTATTTGTCCTTTGAATAGTAACCCAGAGACAACAAGTGTTGCAAAAATAGCAATCAGTATTTGTAATATTGTTAATAGTGTTTTCATTGTGTCACCTATATGATATGTTCAGTAATGCACACGCAATCCCACGTGTCAAGCACGAGTTGAAGTTGGCCTCAATTAGACTGCATGTGCATCCGCAAAAAATACCAAGCAACCTGTAGACGGACTGATGTATTCTACCGTTCTCAAGCCCCGACTATCAGAGACATGTTGTACTATCCACCTTTGCTCAAAGACATACTATGTCTATCAGGTTTCTTTACTAGCCAGTTCCTTAGTCTGGTCATATGGTCGGCATATTATGTGGCCTGTTTTATTTAGTCTTTCAGTTTGTATTTAGTTAGTCAAGTATTTATTTTAGTCATTTAGTCTTTTATCTTGTGACCCTCTTGATTGCTAGGTCTTGCAGGTGCATCAGGTTGTAAACTTAAACTTGCGAGTGTTTAGCGGTGTTCTGCTTTCCATGCTCTTACTAAAGCAGTTGCAACAAAGTATTGCAATAGTTATTTTCATTAGTTGTATAAATAAATTGCTAACACACTGAAAACAAACAAAAACAATTTTAAATAAATATGTATCGTTCCTGTTTCGTTCTCATGTGTTCCAGTGGTTACTGATTCGTTTATGCTTTGTTCCTCGTGTATATATATAATGTGACCACAGATTTTGAGGGGTGTAGTATTTTGTGATCAGCCCTTGAAACACACACTGTTTTTTGTGATCACACTATTTGACACACAATATATGAAGGCAACTGATTGTATAACAGTTGTTATTTATACATAACCTATTGAAAACATTACACATTGTATTTTAATGGTGACATATTAGTTACATTTTATTTCCACCACATTAAAAGGTGTTTACTTTTGGGGTGATTGCTGATAAACTAAGGGGTCGGGCATGGGCCAGTGGGGGGTAGG